GGATAGATTGCGCGGCCGATCATCTCCGTCGATTTCTGCCCGAGCTGTTCCAGCTTGGCCAGATACTCATCCACGGCGGAGTTTTTGATCTCCCACTTTGCCATCAGCTCACCCAGAAATCCCACTCATGGTGGATCAGCCCGGTCTCGTCCTCATACTGGACCGAAGACAAGCGCCAGCCGATGCGTGACCGGCTCTCCAGCGCTGCCTGGATGTCGTCAGCTGTCTGGTCGTATTCGTCCGGCGTCCAATAGTCGATCGTGCCGTGGATCTGCTGTTCAGCGAGGTGGTTGTTCGTGTGGAACGAGCCATCCTCAGCGTCTTCCTGCCAGATGATCGCCTTCGCGAGGTTGGCCGGTCTTCTGTAGTGGTAGACGTTGGAACTGACGGCTGTCAGTGCATCGCGCACGTATTTAAGCATCTGACTCAGCTGCTTCATAGAAGTCCACCAGCCTTTCCAGCTGCAGGTCGAACACGCGGAGCCCGTCTTCGTTAATGGTTGGCTGCACAAGAGTGATCCGGTACTGGTCACCGTCCGGGTTCTCCTGATAGCGATACTTGGTTATGACTGCGTACTGTCCGATTTTCGGACGGACGCCTTCGTCCCAGATACGCGCCAGCAGGTCGACCTGTTCGTCGGCACCTTTCGCCAGGTATGCTCTGTTTATGCCGATCTGTCTCTCGCCAAAAAACTGAGAGATGACCGGCACCAGTTTGTAGCTTGCCATGTCTCCAAGCGCCGCGGTGTTCGTGAGATTGCAGAGTGTGAGCACTCCGGCGTCCAGAAGGTCAGCCATCGTTCTCACTCCTCATCTTTTCCGCAAAAAGTCGATTGTTAAGTCGATACCTGAGCATTCTCGGCATGCCGTTGTCTGCGACGGCTCTCCGTCTGTACAGATAAGCTGCATACATCGAGACGGTCAGGCAGTCGTCTGCTTCGGACAAGTCCAGCGTTATGCCTTCGCGTGTGATCTGTTCCTGCGCTGATGCGATCAGCTGCAGCAGGAACGCTCTCTGCGATTCTGGCACGGTCAGCTTTTCCAGATCCGGAAGCAAAAACGTTTCGAGAATCTCTGTATCTGTCATTTTTTCTTCGCCTTTCTTACCGGTTTGTCATGAGCCACGGTTTCATCCGGATGTGGTTCTGCAGTTGTCTCAGCGACTGCCTCGATAAGCTGCATCCTCAGCCGGTTCCTTCTTCCCGCCAGCTCGGCGATCCGCTTTTCATTCGTAACGAAACCAGACCGGGGATATGTGTCCCCGATCTGGTATAAATGCATATCGTCCTGCCGGTCGTAAAAGGCTCGCGTCACCCGGTAGATCATGCAATCACGCGTTGTTAGCTGCGTCAGCTGCGAAGGTTACAGCTGCCGGATTGAAGTCTACGCCGTCGAGTGTGAATGCACCGAAGGCTTCGGCGATGACCGGAGCGCCGTCATAACGTGCGGTTCCCTTGTATACGATCTGATCCTGCAGGAATCTTACGTGCTCGGACTGTGCGAACTCGCGGCCAGCTCTTTCTGCCAGCAGGTACAGATCGAAGTAGCCGAAGATCACTACTCCGCTCGGGATGAAGTTGAGCACGACGATGTCACCGCCGACGACCGGCATCGTGTCGGTCGCACCGGAAACGATCGCACCAGCTGCGTTGATGCTGAGAGCTTCAGCCTGGATCATTCTGTATGTGGATTCGGCCATGCACCAGGTGATCGGGCCTCTGGAGTAGTCTGTGGCGATAGCACTCGCAGCGTAAAGGATCCTCTTGAACAGGTCGACGCCTGTGGTTTCTTCGGGGATTGCGATAACATGGCTTGTGTGAAGGTCAGCCCATGCGCGTGCTGTTGTCGGATAGTCAGCCGGAGCAGCTGTCTGAGCAATTCTGGATGCAACACCCAGCGGCATCTTGGTGTTTGTGTTTGTGTTGCGGCCGAACAGGATTGCCTTGTCAAGCGCCTTGCCGATAGCCTGGCCGATAGCTGTCACGATCTCAGCCAGCAGGTCGATGTCGCTGTCTTCCACGTTGGCTTTGCAGATTGCGAAATATCCGCCGACTTTGTAGCAGTCGACTGTCCAGTCATTAAATGCGAGATCCAGTTCGTTGAGGTTCGCGCAGCACTCTGTCCAGACAGCTTCCGGGATTGTGCCCATGATCGGCTGGCGAGCTTCGCCGCCTACTGCCTGCAGGTTTACTCTGTCGTAAAGTTTGGACCAGTTGGCAATGTTCTCGCGCAGAAGCGGCAGGATCTCGGTCGGGATTGTCAGACCTACATTTGTGATTGCACGCTTTTCCTTCATTGCGGAACGGTACTCGCCGAGCCAGTTCTTTACTGCTTCAGAATTGAGGATTGCGGAACGTCTTTCGGCGCTCATCTTGTCAAAGATTGTTCTTCTCATAGTTGTGTTTTCAACTTTCCTTTCTTCCGGTTTGTCATCCGGTGCCGGTGCCGGTGTTTCTGCAGGCTTTTCTTCCTGCTTCTTTTCGAGTTCTTCCAGCTCTTCCTCGGCGGAACGGATTACTTCTTCCAGGTCTTTCTTCTCGCCTTCGTGAGCTTCTTTGTCGGCGTCAAACTGATTCATCTCGCCTTCGAGGGTTGCTCTGTCCTCTTCGGTCGTTTCTTCAGTCACTTCGCCAAAGGCTTCGGTGAGATCGGCTTCACGCTTTTCGAAGTCAGCGTCCTGAGCTCTGAGAGCCTCGAGCGACTTCTTAGCGTCGTCAATCTTCTTCCGGAGCAGCAACGTCTTCAGCTTTGCCATCTGTTGTGTCTCCTTTCTTCAGCCAGCCATGAGCGTCTTCCTGCCGCAGCTTCCAGGCTTCGAAGGACCTCTTTTTGATTTCCTTCGCCTCGTCGCTTCTGGCGCTGACCTCTGTGGTCTGGTAAGCCGGGAATGTGCAGACCGAAACCTCGTACAGCTTCACCTTCTTGATCGTCCAGTGGATCTCGCCATTCTCGCGGATCTCGGTATCCTCGTCCAGAATGTCGAAACCGAAGCTGCACTGATTGACGTCTCCGCGCTCGACTCTCGCGTACAGGTTCAGCGCGTCCTGGTCGTTCGGATTAACCAGAATGCTTCCCCAGAGTCCATGGGAGTCTGTCTTGAGCTCCAGCGTGTGCGCTGTGGTGCGTCCCAGCACCAGTGCAGTGTCGTGGTCGGTCAGTGCTCGAATGTCGCCGGTGATCGTTTCGTCAAACGCTTCTGGCGCTACTGATTCGGTGAGCCCTGGCGCGATTTCATATGTGCCGTCAAACACAGCAAAGTAGCCTTCGATTCTCTTCTCAGGCTCTCCGCTTTCGTTCGACGCTTCCCGCGTTAAAAAAGCGGACTCAATGGTCCGCATCTGTCTCTTGTCTTCCATGTGTCACTCTTCTCCTTCCTGGATCAGCTTCTTCTGGTTGCCACTCATGTCTGCTGGTATGTAGTTCTCGAGCAGTTTCAGCTCGTCCAGTCCTTCCTTAGGACTGAGTCCGATCCTGTCTCTGACTTCGTTTCCGGTCACGTCTCCGCGATCCTGCAGCGCTGTGAACACCTGCGCGATGGTTGTCAGATCGTAGTCCATGACGCTTAGGAAATTAAAGCGCAGGTACCACTTCGGCGACATGATGAGCCGCCTGGTCATCTGCTGCTGCAGATAAAGCACGAAGCTCCGGATCTTCGTCTGCACGAAGTTATTCCATTCCTTCTGGTTGTATTCGCCGACGCCGAGCAAAAAAGCCGGCACTCCCAGAAGCGCTGCGACCTTCCGCGTGTCCATCTCCACGTTCTCATTCAGCGCGATGTCTGACAGGCTGAGCGGCCGCACCTGTTCGATGCTCAGCTGTTCAGCCGGGATCACCCAGGGCTCGCCAACGCGGCTCGTCTCCAGATACTCCTGGATCAGCTTGGACCGGCCGTCTTTCGTCGCAAACTGATCGACCAAGCCGTCAGCCTTCACGATGATGCTCGGCTTCCATTCCGAAGCCATGAATCCCTTCTCGGTCTTCTGTGCCTGTCCCAGGCATTCCGCG